ATGACAACAAACGTAGTTATTCAACAACAGGAAACACAGTTAGAGAGTAGGAAAGGCAAAACATCCTTTTTTGATGGTGGCTTATTAGAATTTATCGGATGGTGTATACTTGGTACATTAGTAACTGTTTTCACACTGGGTATTTGCTATCCATGGGCAATAACTATGATTTATGGTTGGAAAATAAATCACACAGTTGTCGAAGGACGTAGATTACAATTTAATGGCTCGGCAATCGGTTTATTTGGTCATTGGATTAAATGGTGGGCTCTAACGATTATCACAATTGGCATTTATGGCTTCTGGGTATTTATTAAGCTAGAAGATTGGAAGGCTCGTAATACATCATTTAAGTAAACAAAAAAAGCCTACTACTTCACTTAAGGAGTAGCGGGCTTTACTTATTTATTAATTATAGCTGCGATTAATCACAGCAGCTTGATAACTCAATAGTTGTGCATCTTCGTATTTCTCGATTGCTACATCTGTATGAATATCCGCATTGATAATGCCTTTATTACGTGCTTTTTTTAATAGTGCTTTAATTTCAGCACGTCCTGTATTAGTTAATATTTCCACTTTCTTTTCCCCCCTATTCGCATTGTTTAATATATCTAACGCTTTTTGTATGCGCCATTTGAAGCTTTCCCACCGCTTTTCATCCAAAATACGATGAGGGCAATATTTGCCACTCCAATCTTGATGCTTTTTGATACGGTTGATGCTCCAGTCAAACTGTTTTAATAAAGAAGCGATATATTGTACGGCATTTTCCTCTGCGGCTGCATAACGTGGCCCACCACTTTTGCTATAGCAAATTTCAATACCAATAGACTTGCGATTTCCGTCACCTTGGCCATCGCCACAATGCCACGCATTGCGATTGAAAGGCACACACTGGATAACCTCTTGATCATCAATTGCGACATGATAGCTCACTTGGTTGTCATTACGATTATGGTAAGCAATCTCGTTAGCTGCCGATGCATCATTCGCCGTGTTGTGCACAGTAATAAATTGAGGTGTCATTGAAAAAGGCGATTTCAACGGATATTTGTTTGCAGATAATAAGCTTTGTTTAAATGTATAGCTCATTTTGCATCTTCCTCCCCTGTTTTATCTTTAACAATCGCCAATAAATTTTTTATGAAATTCGGCATCCATAGCCCCATTTTTGTACCATTTTCAGTGATAGAGATGAATTCTAATACGCAAAATGCAATGGCAGCTCCGTCACCAGCATATTCAATACCAGGTATAACAAGTGCAATTAAATACACCGATGCCACTAACATTAAATAATAGACTTTACGAATAATTCCGTTGAACCCTACACGGGAATTTAACGAACGATTAGTAACTGCTTGCATCAGTCCCGTTACATAATCCAATGCCATAAGCGCAATTAACACTGTGACTGCCATACCTAAACCACCAATTAGATATGATACGATCGTTCCAACTGTACCGCTTATTAAAGCTATATATTTTTCCATTTTAACACTTCCTTTTTTAGATAATAAAAAAGGACACGCCTGTTGACGTGTCCTTTTTGTATTCACTTAAATTTTGTTGAACTATTTCTTGCATTTCACTCTAAAATACATATTGGGAACAACTGTATTCACTGTACTTTTGTAGTGAGTATTTAAACTTACCTCAAAATGGATTAAAGTGAATCCCCTCAAATTCATCATACTAGAAAATAGAAAGAATAACTTCTCATTTCTAAATTTTTAAGTCGGCAGTTTTTTTATAATTTTTAATATCAATATAAATCTGCTACTTATAGTAATTAGGTGTTATTATACATAAGAGGACTATTGCACAGTCAATAAGGAAGTTAATTCATTGTACTGCGCCTTTGTAATACGGTCACCAGCGAAAAATACATCTAGCTTAAATTGCATGTCCTCTTTGTCTTTGTATGAGTTACGGTTAATCATAGATACGCACAATGTGTAAGTTGTCATATTGTTTCATCTCCTTTTAAATCAATATTTTATAAACCTAGCTCTAATAGGGTTAAACGAAGCTCTAAATCTAATAAAAAATCCTCTTGTGTTTGCTGTGTATCAACTGGAGTTGGATTTATTTTTTTCTGATATCTGTCCTCATCCCAAACCAGATTACCATTTATTGCTTTATAACAATCATAATTAAGCATGTCAAAAACAGCGACAGTAGCAAATAGACCGTTGGGTAAATCACCAGTAACTGCAAAATTATTTACATACCCCTCTGCATCTATCATATATTTAATATCAATCATATTTGACACCTACCACTCCACCAATTGCATTAACTGTTGTATTTTCACCGCTTGCAGCACCTATTTTTCTACGATTATAATTAATAGCTAACGTATTTAGGGATTTATTTAAAACTCCCCTTAACCAAAATTTATTTATAGTTGTTGAATTGTCAAATAAAACTTCATAAGATTCTGCAAACCCAAAAATCTCGACTACATTTTTAATATCAATTCTTTGACTATAATGCTTCCAAGTTGAAGGTGACGAAGTGTCCATAGTCCCCAATATAATAACTTCATCAAAATCATTTAAATTTGTAAAACCGTCGGGCATTTTTAAGTTTGCTGTACCAACTGTCAAAGCACCCTGAAATAAAATATGTTCCACTCTCTGCCCCAAAGCTCTCTGAATTGGCATAATTGTATGCAATGAAGACACTCTATTCACATAAGATTTTTCCAATATATTCCAAGCGTCCAAATTGATAGAATTGACTTTCAAACGAACCTTTAAGGCATTTCTACTATTTGCTCGTCTTGTAATTGGTATATATATACGTCGTGGTGTAACGTTTATAATTACTGCATCACCAATGTAAAATCTTTGCGCAAATGAATCTGAAATACTTACAATCGTTTTATTATTAGTGTAGATACCATCTGAACCTTTCCCAATATTAAAAATCACATGTGCGCTTCCACTCGCATTGCCAACATTGTAACCAGATGACACTACGAGTTCGATAGAGCCACTAAAATGTTCGCATGGTATTTGTATACACATAGTTTCTGCTTGTTCGATCGGTAATTCCCACTCGTTCCAAAAAGGAAAGGCTTTTTCGGTTGTTCCTTCACCAAGGTTCGTTAAATTATTTTCATTATACATATTTCTTAAGAGAGCATTTGTGATTCTACCACGCTCCCCTACTTTCAAATGCCTTTCATCATTGTCCAAGTGTGTAGTAAGGTTATTCTCAAACTGCATCAAATTCGTATTAACCGTATCTACTTTCTTATCAACATACTTACGACTAGCAACGATAAGCGTAGGGTCAATTGATAGTTCAACAACATCTGCATTATTCGTTTCAATAACGAAATGAATTAATATTTCTTCTGATGTACCTTCACCTAATTGTGGCTTATATTTTTCTGGATACTGCCCGACTGCAATCAATTGATTGTCTTCATCAAATACACCAATTTCTCGAATTGTAAAGCCACCTGCTTCAACTGGGATAACACCATCAATGATAATCCGATTGTTATTCGCTGGATCAATTGTGACATTTGCAACTGGTCCACACCATACCTCATTGACTAGTGCACTTTGATTTTGAGTTGGGACGTAATGAGATCCATTTCCATCCCCAAGGGCGATATATTCTAACCCAACCTTTTGTTGCGTCACCTGCGCATTGGCAATTTTGGCTAAACCAACCTCCGTTATAATTGTGCCATATTGTACCACAATACCACTCCTTTCATTTGCATAGGTATTATTTTTATAGCTGCTTTTGTTACTGATAAGATTATTTGTAGTCAAAGTACTTTATTAAGAATTTATACTTGAAAGTAACTTTAATTACTTTTTAAAATAAAAAACGAAAGGTAACCCTTCAAATTGGCTACCTTACGCTTTATTTATTCTACTTATTGTTTTTTGTTCGCATTACTGTACATTTTAGAACAATTGTTTACAAGATTAACACATTAAGTTCATCATATTGACTTTGCGTGATACGTCCTTTTAATAAGTAAAAATCCATGTTATTTAACAAATCTTCCCGATTATAATTACCGCTTTGGATAACAATTTTAAGTGCGTTAAATATCATTTATTATACCCCCATTTCTAATTCTTTATAAATCAGTAGTAATTCAGTAATAAGTAATGTTTGTGCTTGCATTTCTTCGACTGTTGGTACTGGCGTAGTTTCGATAGTGTCAGATGCTATTTCATCAGAATCTATTATTTTTTCCGAAACTATAGCTGACGCCGTTTTGCCATCACTAGTAAATTCAATTACTTTAAATCCATCTTCTTCATATTCTCTTAATACCATACGTATCTCCCCCATCTTTAGGTAAATAGTTCGTAAATCATAAACACATAATGTCCTCCAACTCCGGTTCCTGTTAATTCTAAATTTTTATCAAAAGGAATCTCTATAAAGTCAGAACCCCTAAATGAAAAATGTTTAACTCCGTCGATTGAAATGCAATATACACCCGTGGTTTCAGGGCTAGACCCATATAAGGCTAGAATCCTTCCTTTCCCCACTATATTTAAATGAGTGATAGCCTGTTTATTTGTTAATTCTTGGAGCACTATTCCACTTGTTGTACTCACAATAGCATGGGATGAGTTTTTATAGGTCATTACAGTTCTAGGTCTTTCTAATCCTGTTTTGATATTATTCAGATTATTAGTTAACCAATTCAATTTTGCATGCGCATTAGCTGTTATAGAATTATTAGCAGCTGTACTAGGTATACCCAAATTTGCATTAACTGTATTCATATTTGTATTAGCAGTATTTAAATTGCTGTTTATAGTATTGGTATGTGTATCAATCGCATCCAATTTTACTTTTGTTGCATCTGTTGTTGTCTTGATTGCTTCGACAATTGCCTGTATTTCATACATATCACCAATCTCGGCTAATACTTCTGCTAAACCCTCGATGTTTCTAATTTTGTGCGCGCTCAGATTATCATTATCCTTATGCGCAGTAAAATCCTCTTCCAACTGCACCAAATTGGTACTAACAGCTCCAACCCTCTCATCCACATACTCACGACTAGCAATAATAATCGTAGGGTCAATTGATAGCTCAACTGCATCAGCATTATTCGTTTCAATAACAAAGTGAATATGCGTTTCTTCCGATACCCCTTCACTTAACTGTGGTTTGTATTTCTCAGGATATTGTCCAACTGCAATTAGTTGGTTTTGGTCGTCAAATACAGCAATTTCGCGGATTGTGAAGCCGCCTGTTGAAGCTGGGATGATGCCCTCAATAATAATTCGATTGTCATTTGCAGGATCAATAGTTACATTTGACACTGGTCCGCGCCATACTTCATTGACTAGCGCGCTTTGATTCGCTGTTGGAATGTAGTAAGAGCCATTGCCATCACCCAGTGCGATATATTGCAATCCGACCTTTTGTTGTGTCACTTGGGCATTGGCGATTTGGGCCAATCCGATATTTGTTATAATTGTGCCATATTGTGTCACAATATCACTCCTTTCATTACATAGGTGTTATTGTTATTTTTGTAGCGGTTTTGATTCCAACAAGATTATTGCTGGATGTTTGCTGTTCAATATCGTCAATATTCATTGGATGTAGAGTAATTTCGGAGCCGCTCATCATAAAGCTTGGTACATGTAATTTGGTAGATATACGTCTAGCTATTTTTAAGGCTATATTGAGTGGTAAGATACGATCGAGCGTGTAGTCAATTTCTTTATCAACAGATGCACTCGAAGCATCAAATACAAATAATGCTTCACACTTTTCAATATTAAGCCGCTCTTCCCAATTCCCTTTTCCGACCAATTCATTAACGATTTCATGCACTTTACGTTGTGTAATTGGCAAACGTGTAGATTGGCGTACAATCAAACGTCTGCGGCGAAAATCTAAAGATTCAGTTGATGAATCAGCTCTAATATTATAAGCTCGTTCTCTTGCGCGAATTATTTTTTCACTTGCAGTCATAATAAATTGTTCGTCTTCTACTCTTTTTTGAGCAGCTTCTAAAGCATCCAATTCAATAGCAACTGTATTAGTTAGTTTCTCCATTTCTTTTATGTCATCATAGATTGGAGGCAAGTTGCGCATCACACGATTACTCATATAATGTCACCGTCCCTAACACTGGTACTTGATTGGCTGTTAATATTAAATTGCCATCGACACTATTAATAGTTGATTCTAGTACATCATTCACACCCGCAACTTCAAGTATTCTAGACTCTATTTGCAATTGACGTACAATTACAAATTCGCTTTTATCCCACGTTTTACGTTGTTCTAGTAAATATTCATCGATAACCTCTTCAATCTCTGCTTGAACTTGCCCGAGTGTTGCCCCACTTAATGCAAGCTTCATAGCAACGTTAACCGTCACAGTTTCTACTGCATTTACGGCTACTCGATGACCATATGGTGCCACTCCCAATCCCTCACCACTATTTGCTACAGGGTCTACTATTGTCTGTACATCGTTAATTAAAGCCTGAGAAGGGGGATTATAATTTGAGTCTATGATTGTTATACCAACCGAGCCTCCACCAGCTGGAGTGCGATAAGGCTTAACCCCACCGATACCTTGAATAGCCATCACCTTTTGCTTGTAATCATCACGATTACCGCCATATGGTATTTGATTACGTGTTAGGAAAAAACGCACTCGAAAATCCTCAGTAGGCTCTTCGTCTTCACCTGGTATTAGTAGCTCTGTGAGTTCGGCTGTCTGTAAACCATCTATATAATCAATAGGAATGAGTTGACCAAACTGTGCATTACCTATGCTTCCAATTTCTTCGCATTGTATTTCATAAATACCAACACTAATTCGTTGCACAGCAATATAATTTAGTTCGCCAAGTGAAAAACGGGAGCCAATGGCTATATCTTGATTAAATTCGCCCTTTAAAATTGCGTGTGTTGCAGGATATGGATATACTCCATATTCAGCAGCTCGCCGAATCAGATTATGGCGCGATGCTGTTTCAGGAAATGTTTCTAAAATAACGCCATCAAGCGCAATATACATTTCTTGTAACTCCTTAGCTGTCATGGCTCCTGCATCATAAATAATGGACCCTTCTCGTTTATCTACATCATTACTAACGCGCTCTAGCATACGCTCTATAATTGCTTCAAAAGTTTCTCGTTCAAACATTAGGCTACTGTCACCTCTCTTTCTATTTCAATTTGGCCGAACACAGTATGCACCGTCATTTGCACATGCACTTTGTTTTTGTAATGGCTAAACGAAAAAGCATCAACGCTTTCGATACGATCATCTTGCGTTAATGCTTCTTTAATTAGCCTTTTGAGCTCGGAATACACAAATGGAATTGGCTGACCAAAAAGACGAGCCAGCTCAGTACCGTAATCCCAACTGTAAATTAAAAATTCGTAGCGTTCTGTACTAAGCACTTTCATAATAAATTGCTTAACAGCCTCACGACCATCAACATAGCCAGTAATACGCTTTTTCTCAAAATCGATTTTGTACGTTTTAGAGGTTTGCGCTTCTTCCTCAAAATCTAACTGTAAACCATCATTTTCATAAAATGCAGTCGGCAGCATTAAATTACCTCCTTATCGATGATAATGTATTGTTGACCACCTTGGGCGCGAATCATCGTGACTTTGTCACCAACGACCAAGCCATTATGAATAAGGAATTTTTTGCGCCCTTTATATTCGTGGTTATGCGAAGCAAATTCTGCATCACCACCGCCTCCTGAACGGTTTTCGGTCAAATGGTCGACAGTCATCTCAATTTCATGGTCCATTACTGCACGCGTCAGTTTTAAATTCTCTTGCTCAAGTATAAGCTTTTGGTCCACTTGTACTTTTAATGGCGAGGTGCTTATAACAGTACCATAAACGATTGTTGCAAGTTTTTGGGCATTGACTGCATCCAATACTAATTGCCGTAAAGTCCTTACAATATCAGACATATCACGCAACAAAATCACCTCCAATTAAGCTTAAATCCATGCGGTGGTCACTTTCAAAAAACGTATGTTTAACTTTTTCTACCATCATGTAATTTGAAACTTTTAAATCACCTAAATACATTTGTACCCCAAGCGTAGACCCGGCCCTTACCCTTGTGTCACCAAACACTTTATTGATATGAAGCTTACGTGATTTGCGATTATAAAGCGCTAATAAAGCATCGGCTTTAGCTTGCCCATTTTCACCTTCTTCAAGGCTTTCGGTAAGCTGTAAAACGCCCCATTGATTCATATTTTCCCCATGTTGAGCGTAATAGTTATCGCGTATACCTGTATCCTTGTTCTCTCGATATACCCTCACTTTATTGTAGGTGTTATCCGCAATAGAAGTTGTATAATCAAACGCTTCACCACTTTCTTCATCAATCAAAATGTCTAACTTTAGCGTTTTCACATCACGTAAATTTAATTTCCCATAATCATCGTACAGTACATATAAAGCACCTGTATTTTTCGTTGTAATACTAAGCGCATTGTCAATAACGGTAAATAGCTCGGCAGTATCCTCTACGCGCGTAGCAATGACATGCTTTGTATCAGCAATAATGCCTAATTTTAGCCGAAAGTCCTTTGCCAGCATTTGTAACACTTGCGCTGCCGTTTTGCCTTTGTAGGAAACGACATCTTTGTTTTTTAAGTACCAAAGTTGATCAAAGGCAGTGACGGAAATAATCCGATTATTAGAGCGCTTTTTCGTAAAAACGAAGCCGGAGAATATTTCCTTTCCGTCATATTTAAATTGCACTAAGTCACCTTCGTGAAAACCAAGAATTTCATCTTTCAACACATTAAAATTGAGTTGTCCTGGTGCACCTTTACGCTGCGTTTCCCACGTAATACCTTCCTGGACAGCACATTCGAAAGTCCGTCCCCTTGACGTAATTAACAATTGACTTTTAGCCAAGCTTTATCACCTGCCCTACTTTGATGATGTTTGGATTGCTGATGTTATTAAGCTTAGCGAGCTGTGTATATTTCGAGCCATCACCTAAATATTTTTTAGCGATGGCCCACAATGTGTCACCCTGCTTTACTGTATGTGTTTTTGATGTATTCTTACTTATTATAGGACGTTGCTTTTTACTGGTCACTATTGCCTTTTTCTTAGACGACTTATTTGTTACATCCAATCTATTTGTACCGTATGGTCGCCATTGTTTTAGGCTAATCTTGACATTCAAATCAAAGCCATTTTCAGCGTCTTCTTCGATTGAATACTCTTCTAGTGAAAACAGCATGTCATCGTCAGTATCAAATAATAAAGATCCATCTGGTCTCATGCGATTGACGATAAACCGAAATGACTTTTGTGACACTTTTAATTCTTCTAGTTTTTTCAAATAATACGTGGCGGGCTTGAAGCCATCTGGATAAACTGCAAACGGATATTGAACATTTGGGAGCAATATCTCAAAGTCAACCTCTGTTAAACCAGGCTTTTTTAGGATATTTACCTCACCTTCATTCATCAATACAATGGTTTGGTTCTTATTATTAATTTTCATGGACATTGAAGCTGGAGCAATAGGAAGCTGTACACCATCTATATAAAAATTATACAAAGCTCACACCTCCTGTTTCTGCCAATCCAATAGCAACTTCCTCTACTTTTTCACCGAAGCGATCAATAACGCCATCAATGTCTAGCTCGCTATTAATATGATTTTCGCTACGTGCATCGACAATAACTTCCGCCGTTGTATAGCGGTTAATTGCCTCCCGTTCAGCTAGGTCGCGCATGTATTTTAAATCATCATTCATCAGCGTTACACCATTTGCCATTGCGCCTGTATTATCTGCGATTTGCTTACTGTTTTTGTTGCCTATATCTAATTTATCTCCCGTAGAAAGGGCTTGATCAATTGGGGCTTGCATAGGCGGTTGGATAGGCGGTTGCTGAGGTAATTCTATCGGTATTTCTTCTTTTTCATTATATTTAAGTAGGTCAGCTCCAAAATTCTTACCAGAATTCCAGGACTTACCGTAATCAAACCGCTCCATACTTAAACCAAATTTACCTAATGTTTGATTAATATCTAATTCATTATATAATTTCTCATATTCACCGTTTCCATATTCCTCCGCTGCCCAGTTCACTAAATCTGCTAGCTCATTGCGCCAACCAGCTACTTTGCCAGCTAAATCCGTACCAAATACAAAATCCAGTGCTGATGCTATTTTTTCAATAACCCCTAGAACATTATCCGCCAAATCACCAAACAGATGAATAACTGCTGCAACTGGATCATTAAACACATTTCCAAAAAAGTTTGCAAAAGCCATCCAATAATTATAAAGGCTTTCCACTACAGCAAATGCTAGTTCCAAAATAGCAAATAACAAATTTGCTATAAACGCTCCCACAACTGCTAATGCTCCTACAATCATCTCTGTTGCACTTAATGTTGTACCAGAAAAGCGATTGATTGCAGCTATCACAATATAGAATACAGCTATTAAAGCTATTAAAATTACTATTACCCGTCCAATCGGACTAAGAGAAAGTACTGCATTCCACAAATCTGTGGCGTTTTTTGCTAATGTTGTCCATATTTGTACCATTCTCAAATAAGCCACGAATCCAAGTAAAATGGTACCTAACCCCATAATAACTGGTGCAATAAGCGACCAATTATCATAAATAAAGCTACCACCAGCGATTAATAAATCCATTAGCATCATTGCCCATCCAGCAACAAGCTGGAAAGCTCCACCAATCCCAACTATCATTTGTTGCATCCTCTCACTATTAGCAATTTCATTGATTTTTAGGAGTACTGGTGAAAATGCTTGTAATGCACCTGTTTGGATATTCTGCCATATACCTCCCCAGGTAGTAGGCATGCTAGCAAAGGCGGCATTGGTGTCTTCCGCTGCATAAAACATTGCGTTTTTAATTACATCGGCTGTAATAACTCCATCTGCTGCTAGCTGCTTAATATCAGAGGCATCTATCTTCATTCCTTCTTGAAGATATTTTTGAATATTTTCAACAATGGCTGGGGAGCTTTTTAATATATTATTTAATCCTAATCCTTCCAATTTCCCAGATGCCATCGCTTGTGTAAGCTCAGCCATTGCTGTACTAGCTCCATCTGCAGAAGTACCCGCAATACCAAATGTTTTGTTCAATTGCTCTGTAAATGCTACAACTTCTGTTGGGCTACTAAATGCACCTGAGGCTGCTGAACCTAATCGAGTGACCATATCAGCAGTTGTTTGATAAGAGCTAAATGTACGCTTTGCAGAAGCAAATATCATATCTTGTAAGGCGGAGGTTGTAGTAAGTGCTGTATTTGTAACACCTATTTCCTGTTCCTGCTGCTTATAGGCGTTGTTCATCACGTCCAAGCGGCCTTGTATGTTTGCCATATCATCTGATAAACCTATTACTATTTTGACATTTGCCAGGTTCAGCAATTTTCCCGCAAGACTACCCACTTTATTCACTATGGAATCCATTATAGAAGCAGTTTTACTAGCATTCTCATTTAACTGAGCAAATATGACGTTAATTTCCATCATTTGTAATTTCAAATTACTTAAATCAAAGCTGGGAGGCTTTAGCCGTGTCACATTACTAAGTTCTGCGGGCAAATTATTACTCACTTTAGGTAAATTATTACTAATTTGAGGCAAATTATTAATCACCTGCGGTAAGTTATTACTTACTTGAGGTAAATTATTAATCACCTGCGGTAAGTTATTACTTACTTGAGGTAAATTATTAATCACCTGCGGTAAATACATACTTTCCTGTATAGCATTTTGGACTGTAGCCATTCTTCGCCCTCCTTTCTTTGAATTTTAAAAGGGCGTATGTGATAAAGGGTATACCCTTTTCACATACACCTCTGTTTTAGTTTGATTGAGCGAATTTTCTTCTCTTGCGAGCGATTTTCAATATTTAATGAGCGAAAATGTATATCTCGCAAGCGAATTCAGCTATCTTACGAGCGAATCATTACTTTTAAACTAGAAAGTTTTAAAAAAGCTAGCTTCTACGCCTTCTCTTTCAATGAATCAGTTAACTGGATTTTTCGTCATCCAAAAGTGATTACGACTTTCTAGATATGTCCTTTTTCAAAAGTAATTAAAGGGATAGTTAACGTCTTCTACCCTTCCCTCTACCTGCACGCTTTGATTCGTGTTCGGCTTTTTTATCCGCTTCAATTTTTACTTGTATTGCGGCAATAATGCATGCTTTATCCGCTAAGGATAAAGCGAAATATTCGGATGGCAGGCGACGAAACTTGTGTACCCACCAGTACATAAGATTGGCATCGCCATCGCCATCCTCAATTAGTTTTTTACTTCTTCTACAAGGTCTTCAACGTTTACTTCGTAGCCATTTGCTGCCTGTGCTGCTGTCGCTGCATCTGCCATTTCCCCGATTGTTAGCATTTTGCTTAGTAATTCATCAGCGCCATACACACCATATGAATCTTGTAAATCACGATCATGTAAATTTGGGAAGACAATCGATTCTACTGTTAATAAGCGCTGGTAAGTAAAGTGGTCAAAATCTGTGTTATATTGCCCTTTTCGCTTACCTTGCGTAATCAATGTACGCTTTGTACATTGTCCTTTTAATTCTGTATCACGCTCTGGTGAAATTGGCGCAAACTCCCATTCGATTACTTGTCCTGCTTCATCCATAAAGCTTTTTGAAATCGGCTGTTTAATATTGTCCTGCTTCTTTTTATTGTGTGCAAAAAACGCTTGTAAGTTACTCATCTATTTTCACCATTCCTTTTATATTGATTAAAATTAATTTTTATAGCATTTCAGGTAATGTCGCAAACTCTACTGGCATATCCCAATCCTCAAACGTAAATTCGATTGAATCCTCTAAGTACTCTGCATCTGCATCTAGTGACGCAACTAGCCCTCCGTCTAAATTACAATCAATTAAAATCGTCGTTTGGCTACCTACAGTAGAAGATTTATCTTCATTTGTTACTTGAATATCAAAGTAAATATCTTCACCTGTATCCTTGTAGCGCTTTAAAAGCTGACGGAAAATCGATGTATTGAAATGGAATGTAGCTGAGCCCGTTCCTTCCCAGCCTGTTGCCTTGTTCCCTTTACCTGTGCGACCCATGATTGGCACCTGTGTTTTCGTTTTTTCCATATTCGCCTCTAAATTGATTAACTGCGCAAATAAATAACGGTTCCCCTCAATCGTCACATACGCTCGTCCCTGTGCACCATGAATTGCGTTACGGGCATGCATTGTTGCTTCTGCGAAATATTGTAAATCTAATGGCATTAATAATTCATTTTTCATCATCTACTCTTCCTCCTTATGCTACTGTTGTTGTAATATATAGCTGTGACATCGCTACAGTAGGCGTCACAATCTCATTAACAACAACTGCTTTTTTCGAATTACCTTGCTCTACAGTAAGTTCATCTTTATTGTAGTTTTCAATCGCACGAATACGCTGTAACTCTAAACGATGTGCACCAATGTCATTCCAAAGCGAAATACGACCATCTTGATCATTTGGCACTTTACCAAGATATCGCTCATTAAATAGCTGAGCCGTATCAATAGCAATTTGATCTAACACGCGGATTACTTGATTCATGCTGAAATCTTCATTTTTATCTGTTGTGAAGGATGTAAATGTATTGACGTCTTCCAGTACACGTACTTCTTCTCCTACACGATGGAAAACATACTTACCTGCTTTTAGTAATGCTGTAAGCTGTGGTTGTGTTTTTGCTTCAGACATATCAAGCTCAAATTCACCATCATAGCGCTTGTTTGTATTTGAGCGATTAACTGCAACACCTGCTTGTGCACCTGTAGTCCAATAAACAGCGCCAAATACTTCATCACCATTTGCATCGTTTTGTACGTCAATAATACCCTCATGATCCGTAGTGCCAAGCTTATGCCCTACTAATTGGAATTTTGCCCCTACTTGATCACGTAAACGCTTTGTATATTCCACATAAAGGGATTTAATTGTACTATCAGATGATAGACAGCCAAGTGTGTTAAAGCCATATGCTTCTAACGCATCTAATGCCTCTTGGTGCGCACCACCTGTAATCGCCGCGCCATTAGAACCACCTGTTAATGGCGTGCCTGCCGTAGCCTCTAATGTAGCATCCGCTTTAAATGATACAAAATCATTCGCCACTAAATCAGCCGCAGACGCTACAGCTACTTGTTCATCCACAATTACACCATCCAATAATGTTTGAACATCAAATTTCGTTGGCTCGTCTACGTTTGTTTGAATAACAATTGTGACATCATTCCCACGTGTCCCCTTATATTTTGCTTTAGCAAAATCATTTACTGCCGCTACAGCATCTACAGACAACTTGTAGAAAAATACTGTGATTGCATTTTTGAAAACATCACGAATTCCTTTTAATTTCGAATCTGTATAGTCATAACCGAAAATTTTACGGCTATCTTTTTGTAAATCTTCTTGCGTTACAGCAAATACCTCACCATCTACGCCCCAATCAAGCGCAATTGGTAAGCCAACGTAACCTCGCTCAGATAAGTTGACAAAAGCACGCGCTGCACTCATAAAGTTGTGATACGTACCTGGTAATACTTTATTTTGGGTTAAAAATGTTCCTCCACCTAATGCCATTTTATTTTCCTCCTTTATCAAACTGCTTTAAAATTGTGTCTACCTGTTCATATGAATACATGGTATTAGCATCTAATAATGCTTGAAGTGCATCATGTCGATTCTGATATTTCTGGCTATTGATTAATTGTTTTTTTGTAAATTGTTGAATAGCCTTCGTACTTACTTTCTTCGATACAGCCTTTTTTTCAGGCATTGTTTTAGTACTTGTCAACGACTATCATCCTTTCCCTTTAAATACAACGACCCCATCAATGTCTTCTCCTCCTCTTCTTGTAAAAGGAAGTCAAAGTACATAAAATTATGTGCAATACCATCCAGCATTTCACTGTAGGCCCCTTTAGCTAACAGCACCGTTTCATCGTATAATGTGATTTCCTTTAATGCATGTTGAATTTGCAATGCGTGGTCCGCCGCATCTAGCTGCCCATTTAAAGAGAAATATTTCACATTAAACATAATCTTGATTTTAGCTCGTCCACTAATTTGAGGTGTATGCTCTAGCTTCAAAAATTGAATAGAAAAAGCTGGAGCTTCCACCGTCTGCGGCATTTCATCGATATACTGTTTGTAACCATCTCCAAACCTTTCTTGAAGCCTTTGAGAAATAGCTTCTATAATATGACTAATGTCCATCAAACCCCTCCTTTAGCTAACAGGTGCTATATGTTGCTTTAGCGCTTTCCATGATACTTTTTAGAATCGTTGTACCATTATAGATTTTGCCTTGCCCTAACTATTTTTCCTTTTTCATTCCTGCTTCCCCCCTTAAGCTTTGCCAGATTAGTCTTTAACGTCTGTAAACTGGAAAAAGACGCTCGAAGCTTTAAAAATGAATCTTTCACTATATAGGCGTTTGTATGGCAAGTTCATTTCCTTATTTTCACCATTTCGATTTTGCTTAAATGAATCTCTCACTATATAGGTTTTTGTATGGCAAGTTTATTTCTCTTTTTTCACCATTTCGATTTTGCTTAAATGAATCTCTCACTATATAGGTTTTTGTATGGCAAGTTTATTTCTCTTTTTTCACCATTTCGATTTTGCTTAAATGAATCTCTCACTATATGGGTTTTTGTATGGCAAGTTTATTTCTCTTTTTCACCATTTCGATTTTGCTTAAATAAATCTCTCACTATATAGGCGTTTATATGGCAAAATTATTTCTCTTTTTCACCATTTCGATTTTTCTTAAATATAAATCTCTCACTAAATGGGTTTTGGTATGGCAAACTCTTAAAATGAATTTTTCATCATATAGCCGTTTCCATGGCATATTAATTTTTTGCAACTAATATTGTTTTTTATTTTTAACTCAGCCCGTCTTAAATAGCTTTGTACGGAGCTACGTGTAATTTCTAAAATGTCAGCTACTTTAGAAAATGTCATATATTCAGCTCGAATCAGTACGAACACTTTGCGCTCATTTTCCGTCAAGCCAACCATTGCTTCCCTTATAATATTTTGAACACTATCTATTCGCTCTTCTTCTTTATTTAGCTTTAGCTCGTCCGTGTTTAATGCAGTGAAATCATAATCAATAGTTATAAGAAATTGCTGCATCAAGTAATGATCCATTACATAACAATCCTTTCGAGTAGCAGCTCGATATTCAGCCGGGTCATAGCCTGTTTCCATCCATTGAATAGCCTCCTTTAAATCACGCTCCATACTTGAGCACCCACCTATTGCCTGTAAATTCTTTAATGATTGCTTATATTCTTCAATTAAATCTGGAAAGTATTTAGCCATTAGCCTTCTCCTCTCTCTTTCAAATAAAAAAGACACTAATCGACTTGGTTAAATAACCAAAGTCAATTAGTGTCCGTCGGTTTTTCCGTAGGGACTATTATTTAATTTGCTGAATGCGAATTCGCTCTGCTCGTTCTACATCTAATACTCGTCCATTTTTCCAAATGATTGTGTCCTGCCCAAAGTCTTTCGGCTCTAACGGAGTAACATATCCATCCTGTACAATATAAATACCGTTCTCAAATACATTAATTTGCTTTTTTTCTTTATTCATAATAAACCCTCCTACGAAAAGTAATTTTCACTGTATAGCTTCCGATATTGAAGTTGCTCTTTTAGAAATATTTTATAGATATTTTTCATATACTCTAAATAATTTCTATTTTAGCAACCCGATAACAGTACTATAACATCGCTGAAATAGAAATTCAAGCAAAATGTTTCTTTTTTAGAAATGCTTTATTTCCAAAATAGAAATGTGTTATAATAAAGTATGAAATCTCTGAAAGCGGTGAATCATGATGAGTATCGGAAAGCGAATCGTTTCATTAAGAGAAAGCAAAGGATGGACACAAAGAGAGCTAGCAAGTCGAGTAAATCTTAATGTTAGCGTTATGAATAGAATTGAGGCAAATGAACGACCTGTAAAAGATAGTGAATTGCTACAATTAGCCAATGTATTAGATGTTAGTACAGACTATCTACTTGGGCGTTCGAATTCGTCTACATTGACACAAGAGGAAAAGGATGAAGCTGAGTTTCAAGCATTTGCTAACAACCCGACACTGCAAAAATGGTATAAGGAATTGCCGAAGTCGAAGGAAGAAGATTTAGAAAAGCTACGTAAAATGTGGGAAATTTTAAAGGATCATGGGGAGCTTTAA